CAAATATTGCCGTTCGGGCATTGTTTAACAACCCGGAGGTTCTATTTTGGTGAAACGCTTTGCGATGGCGGCGACTGTACCGTTTCAGCTTCTAATTGAGGCTGTCACGGCGTTGATTCGGATCGTTTATGAAGTCTGGATTAACAGAAAACGCTAACCCAAACCCGCTGGTCGCCTTTACGGGACCGGCGGTAGCGATTGATGTGCCATTCAGTGACATACTGATGGGGTAAGAGCCTTATTTGGTTGGAGGCCTAGATGAAAATCAGACCTGAAAAGCCAAAGGAGCCTAGGCAATCGTCTAGCACATCTTCTGAGCAGGCAAAGCTCAAGGAATTTCTGGTGGATAACTCTGATGTAATAGAGTATCTACTGGCCATTCTTGAAGATGCACATCAACAATTAACTCATTATCGGCATGCTGACTATCTTCGCGATGTAGCAACTTTGCGTCGCAGATACGAAAGCGAAGGACTTAGTTTTGCAACTAAGACACTTCCCGAGCTCTTTACGAATTTTTTGAAATTCCTAGAGACCGGTAAACCATCTTACCCCTCGTTCAAAACGGTGAGAGGCGGAAAGCACCCCGTATTTCTACGGCAGCTATTCGCTATGGTTTCTGAGTGCCATGATGATGCATCCTGTACGACCGCAATGGCATGTTTATACCAATTGTGCCACGCCTTCAAAAAATTCCGAGGGCCTTACAGGACAAGTACGCTCCAAAATCAGCTTTGGGGATTCGTGGAAGATGATATCGAATTGAAATATATCGATTTCTTCGCTGAACCGCTGTATCCGATTTTGTGTAAAGCTAGGGCAATGGTTAAGGACCTATTCGAAGGTTTCGACCTCGAATCTGACCCTGACCTTTTTGTACCTACACCGGGATCGGGTGCAACGAACACACCAACACGAAAGAATGTGCGATACCGGCCGCATGTTCTGTACGAACAATTGGACGAGGTATTCCCGTACGAGGATTGGTTTTTCAGCAATCCAGGGGACCTTGTAACGGATCCAACGCTCTACAATGAGCTTAGGCGCGATTGCGCGCCTACTTCTCGGTTCAAATTTGTTCCAAAGACTTATGGAAAACCGAGGGGAATATGCATAGAGGAATTGGAAACACAATATCTACAGCAAGCGTTGAGACGCTTCTTTTACGCTCGGCTAGAAACACATCCTTTAACAAAAGGTTTTGTGAATTTTGCTGATCAAAGCGTGAATGGTAGATTGGCTTTGGTAGCCTCGAACACTAGAGAATTTGCTACTCTCGACATGTCCGCGGCATCGGACAGAGTTTCGCGTACGCTCGTGAGATATCTTTTTCACGACGTGCCCGAGATTAGGAAAGCGTTGATGTCAACATCGACGCGGACCATAACCCTGCCAGAAAATCTCATTGAATTTCCCACAGAATTTCCTTGTGAGAAATTTGCTCCAATGGGATCAGCCGTGTGTTTTCCAATTATGGCTTTGGTACATTTTGTTTTGATCAAAGCCATTCTAACTCTGAGCCGTGTCCCACAAGCTAAAACTCGCGAAGTCTATGTATACGGTGACGATATAATAGTCAGATCCGAATGCGTGGATGCAATTTATGCATATTTGCCTCTTTTCGGTATGAAGTTCAATACTGAGAAGAGCTATGTGCATTCGAATTTCCGCGAATCATGTGGGATGCATGCCTACAAAGGCGTTGAAATTACTCCGGAATATTTTAAATATCTCCCGAAATGTCACTCACCTCGCAATGTTGTGCTTAGTCTCCTTTCTACGGAGGCGCGTCTGTTCGCCAAAGGCTTCAGGCAAACTGCAGTATTGCTGCGACGCCGG